ACAACATCACCATTCTTCAGGTAAATCTGGATTGTAACTATCCAAAAACTCAGTTTTTCTCGTATCATGGTATCCTGGGCACAGTTCATTATGCTTAATAAGAGTCTCCATAGTAGGAAAGCCCATTAAAAGTTGGTCTATGGTTATTCCCTGCTGGCGAATTTTCCTCATGGACTTTTGTTCATATAATGTACGAATCTCCGGTATTTGATCCAATGTGAGCTTTAAAGTGGCAGATGCGTATACATACGCTTCCCTTAGAAGCTCGTATGCTATTTGATTTGATCCATAAGTCCCATACGCATGGCCCACCACAGCTAACAAGAATTCCTTATCACTCCTTGAAGCTGATTCCCTCCCATATGCCGCCCGTGCCATAAACTCATTAACTTCTCTGAAGGGCAAATATTGAGGCTGGTTTTCATGGCTCTTTACATAGGGATTAGGGATAAAAAATTGTTTTAAAAAGCAAGCCCCCCTCTTCTTTATTCTACCCTTGTCAACTATGGACAAGAACGGAAGACCATCATAGATGTCTTTCAAATCTACATCCCATGTTTGTTTCAGGTGCATTTGGAAATTGAACCCACTTAAATAATGAGATACCCTTGTGTCTCCTTTGTTGTACAAATGATCGTCACCATACACTATAATGATTACCTGTTCTATTAGTTCTTCCAAATCAACTTTATCCTGATCTGGGGCTGACTCCAGTTGCATAACACAAAACAAATAAAAGTAAAGACCCATTATCCACGAGTCCATATGTGAAGTGTTAAAACAACCTGAAGGGACTCCTCCGTACTGTACAACCCATACATCGGAATAAAGCCTTGTTAACCTCTGCACTATACGAGGAACTATATATTGCAAAAGCTTTTCCTTCATTGCATAGTCCAACGATCCTGGAGTTTCATGAACAAGCATCATGTCCATATAAAGTTTTACAAAGTATGAATGAACTGTTTGATCCATATTCTTTAAATCTCCTTCCACTATTATTTTTTTGTAATGGTTCAAAAAGTTCACTCGTAATATCTTCGCTAATTCATCCACTCCTCCATGAGCCCATTTCATTCCTATTTGTATAACGTTCCCTCTTTCTTTCATCATGCGGACCTTTGACACTAACTTTTCCGCTAAAATAAAAGTAGACGTTGGTATATTGAAAAGCCTCATTTTATTAACCAGAGCCTCCCAATCCTCATCTTTTATTTGTTTTAACCATGTAAAGTAATTTTCTACCTTTCCAGACAAGGACCAAAAAGTTTCAAAAGGTACATCATTAATAAGGTAATCCATAATCCTTTGATAATCATGTTCCAGCATATCTATTTTTTTTCCTGTAGCTGTTATTATTAATGGGACTCCTTCTAAAATTTCTGTTTTTTTTGATGCCGTTGGATTCAAACCAGCCGCCGAACCTAAATAGCCCCCATTAAGCTCCGAAAATGATATAATAGATCTTTCCTTTCCTAGATCCTCTTGCGTGTATCCCATAGCATTGTATAACCTTCGAAGCGCTTCATCTATGTGCTTTACCGCTTCTTTCGCTGTTGGATTTAGTTCCATCGTCTTTCTCGAGAAACCCATTATTGCATTTATCGTCTTAAGACCTGTTGCTTCCTTCAGCGCTGCAACCCTTACCGGTCTTCCGTTTATTGTTCCAAAAGTGGTCCAATATGCTGAACGTTTTCTTATTTCCATATGATAATCATCGACTTGTTCTTCTTCTGAAAATAGAACATTAAAATCTATCTGATCATAGTATTTGGGCAACACCTGCCTATCCGCGTACATATAAGACTTTCTAACTATAGGAGGCACGTCATAAGCTGGCGTCTCCAGAAATCCCGCCTTTCCTACAAACGGGGGAGGGACCAACTTCATATTAGGCGAATCTCTTAGGCGATGGATCAACAAATCCGCCATTTCATCACATCTACTCGGAAGAATCTGTCCGTGAACTACCTTATACCGCGATGACACATGCGCAAGTATCTCAGCACACTGTTCATCTTTTGATTTATTTTCAACTATTAAAGGAGGTAGATCTTGAAGCGGCGTTCCTGGAATGCCCGTTACCTTCATCGCACAAGTACAGGCTTCTGAATGAACACAGGGCATTATCGATTGATATGTAAATAACATCATTTTTTTTCCTTTTCTTCTAAAAATACAGCGTAAGTAATGCGCTGCTGGGTACCTCTTTTTTACGTATTTGCAGACCAGTCCGTACAGTTCTGCCTCTTTAATGGGATAATGATACCCTGATGCCGTTTTTACTAGCTGGTAATTTATTACGGTTAGCTCACGCCCG